GCGTTCAGGATGGTTTTCTCGGCCATGGTCCTTCAGGCGTCAGGGTGGGCGGTTGGCGTGCCGGAAGCCGCTTCGAGCGGGATCGGCGCCTTCGGTTCGAGGTCGTAGACGCGGGACGCCGCGTCGAGAATGTCGTCGTGCGGCGCGAATGGGTGCAGCCGCATCTCCTCAAGGAACATGCGCGTCAGGTCGTAGACGTCGCCGTTCTCGTCGAGCCGCTTCAGCGCGGTCACGATGCGGAACTTCTGAAACTGCACCTCCATCAGGCGCTGCTGACGGGTGAGGGCGCGCATCGGCCGATAGATGATCGTATCGACCGGCGGGTTATCCTTCATGCCGGCTTCTTCGGCGCGCTTGTGGTCCGCCTCGGTCCAGACCGACCACAGCGCCGAATTGTACTCCCTGCTCACGTGGTCGGGATGGTGGACCACGGCCGGGACATAGAACGCATTGCGGTTCATGTCCGGCTCCAGGCGCGAGATGCGATCCGGCTTGGCGTTCTTGCCGCTACCGTCCTTCGCCGAGTTCATCTCCTCGATCGCGAAGTAGAAGCCGTCACGCTGCATCGTCTCCTCGATGGTTTCGAGGTCGCTCTGCATGCCGTATTGCTCGTAGCCGATGCGAACGAGCTGAACGCCTGGATGCATGCGCCACTTCTGCTCAAGCTGGCGAAGCTTCTGGAGGCGCTCCGACAGGCGCATGCGATGCGCATAGCCGTCGATCAGATACTTGTTCCCGGCGACGTCGACGCCGATCACGATGATCGCCGTGCGGTCGGACCTGACGCCGCGGCCCTTGGATGGGTCGACCATGATGTAGACGTTCAGGATCGACGGGATCACTTCGTATTGGCGGATCGAGCCAATCGCGAAGGTGTTCTGCGAGCCGGCGAGCGGGTTGAGCAGCATTTGCGCTGCGACCGTCGACTTCTGTGTCTTCTTGATCTCTTCCCAGCGATCCCTGGAAAGCATGATCGGATCGCCGTTCAGCGCTCCGTTGTGCGTCGCCGGATAGCGCCGCTCCTTCAGAACGCCGCGATCGAGGATGACGCCATAGGTGTCACCGTATGAATAGCGCGTTCCCTGGTGCCACTTCCGCGTTCCGGCCAACTGGCCGAGGTTGTCCGAAAGCTCCCATTTCTGGGTGACCTTCTGCACCATCTCCGGCGTGCCGACCATCGTCTCGTCGATCAGATCGTCATAGTTCAGCAGCGCGAAATGGCGGCCGGTGCGGGCGCCGTCGATCAGGCCGAAAGCCTCGATCGTGGCTTCCTTCGGGTTGCCCTTGCGCTTGACGACGATCCCTTTCTCGCGGGACCACTGCGGCGCTTCCTTGCGCGGCTCGGCCCAAAACACATCATGGTGGATGCGCTTCAGATCGTCATTGCGCTCCAACTCCTCCTGAATCTGCTTCAGGAAGGGCAGGGCGACCGCGTTCGTTCCGCTGATGATCGCAATGGTGATCTCAGGATCGCAGATGATCTCCTGAATGCACCCGGCGAACGTGCAGATCGTGGACTTGTAGTGGTAGCGCGCCCACAGATCCAAATGACCATCGGGGTTTGCTTCCACCTCCCGGCACCGCTCGAACAGCCAAGGATGCCAAGCATCGTGGCGTTTGCAGGTGACGGTCAGCAGGTAATAGCGGTCGTTCGCGTTGAGCAGCGCCCGACCGTTGTCGTCTATCCAGCGCTCGCTATCGGCGTAGAAGGCGATCGTGTCGTCGAAGTCGAGGTATGGCAGAACGTCGACGATGAACCTTGCGAGCCCATCATTGTCAGACGTCAGGTACCGCGACGCCCGAAGTTGCCGAGCCATCTAAAGAACGCCAGCTTGAACTGGCCGCACCAGCCGTTCGCCTTCATCGGCGGGACGACATGGTTCACCTCTTGGCCGTCGCGCCCGCTCATCACCACCGGTTGCGGCGGGATCAGGCGGCACCAGTAGAAGGCTGCGCCAGTGGCGTCCGTTGCGCGATCGCCCCACTTGCAGTTCTGGCAGGCCCTCATGGTGCGGCGAGCTCCGTTCGGCGCCGCGCCTGGAAGGCCTCGATCGCCAGTTGCGTAGACGACGGGCCCGGCAGAACCCGGCCCTCGATGACCTTGGCACCATCGCCCGCGTCCGCCGCGGCGATCGGAATCTCGTTAGAGATGGTGCCGGCGCGCTGGAGCGCTTCGAGTAGCTTTGCCACCTTCTCCGGCGAGTGCACCTCGACAATGAAGGCGGCGCGCTTCTGCACCGCCTTGGCGAGCAGGATGGAGGCGACGTGGCGCTCCTGCACCGCGCGCTCAGCCAACTCCGGCTTCATCTCGTCCTTGAGGAGCTCGTTGCAGAGTTTGTCGAGTTCGCCCTCGTAGGCCTCGAACTTCTCCTGCCGGGTCAGGACGCGGTTGTCCTGGCGCTTGACGCCCTCGGCAACGGCCTCGGTGCCGTCCTGCTTCGGCGTCTTGCCCTTGATGACCCAGCCGGCAGCCTTCCAGCGCTGAAGCGTGGCAACGGAGCAGGACAGGCCGGCACCGTCGAGCGCCTTCACGACGTCGCGAATGGTGGGAGCGGGGTGCGCCTCCCATGCGGCCTTGGCCTGGTCGATCGTTGCTCGAGGTTTACGCTCACTCATACTGGTGTTCCGAAAGACGAAAGATCGGGCAGGCCAGCCCCGGAGCCTGCCGGCTCACGCGTCGGCAGCGCCTCAGCGGTTTTCTGAGGCGAGATCAAACCCGGTGCCGGCTCGCCCGCATCGGCGACGTCGCCGAACGATGAAAGGTCGGCCGGTTCGGCGGCAGCCGGGGGCATCCGCGAAGCCCCGCCGAACCGTGCCATGCGCTTGTCAATGTCTCCCATCACAGAGGCATTGAGGTTGCCGATTATGCCGGCGCGCGCGAAATGGGGATTGACCGCCATTTCCTGCGGGGTGAACACGGCCTCGACAGGTGTCGACGGGTCCATGCCCAGCGTCCGCGCAGCCCGTGTGGCCCCAAAGTGGTGGCCTAGATACGCCTCTTGGTCGGTCGGGTCGCGACCAAGAACTCTCTTCATGTCCTTCCTGACGTCGGGCAGAAAGCGTGCCCACCCGCGGGCCTGCTCCAGCGGATCGTCGGTATCACCGACGCCATACTTCGCGCGGAGATCACCGCGCATCTGATACATGCCGCGGATGGTCTTGGACGACTTTGCACGCGGGTTGAAGGACGATTCCCGCTCCGCGACCGCGAGCGCATAGGCCGGGTCGATGCCGGCTGCCTGGGCGGCCTGGACGATGGCCGCCTCGGCCGGTGTCATGTCAGTAACCGGCGACGATATTCGTAGCCGTGGTGCCGGTCTTGATGACCTTCTGCACCTGCATCGGGTGCCAGACGCCAGCGGCGAGGTTCTTCAGGGTGACGGTGCCGGCGTCGGGATCGTCGCAGAACTGCACCACAACGTCCCCGGAAACGCCGACGAGGAGTCCGCGCGTGATCCGCTGTGTCGACCAATCAGTCGACGAGATGTCGACCGCCCCCGCCGACTTGATGCCGGCGGTATCGTCTCGGAGGGATTCGCCTGGACGCGGTGCCATATTCTTCTCCTCAGATCATCGCGCCGGGCATGAAGCACCTGACGCGGGGATGTCCGTCTTGGTGATACGGCCAGACCAGTGTGCGGCCGGCGCGGTTGGGCTCGTTGACGACAGCGCTGTCGGGCACGTCGACCCATTCGCCCTCGATGCGCACGCGGTACCGCCCGGCGCGGGCCTCCCAATCAGCATCTTCGAGCACGGTGGCATCTACCTTCGGGCCGCCGCAGCACGGCGCACCGCCGGCTGAGCGCAGGCCGCCGAACCAGCTATCGAGGTCCGGGCGGCTATGATCGTGGCCACGCGCAGGCGCGGCGAGGACAGCAGCCACGAGCAGGGCGACGCACGCCAGCGCCATCCCGAGCCCTACGAGCTGCGCCGCGCGGTTCACTTGCGCTTGCCCTTATTGCGCTTCACAGCGGCATTGGCCTCGCGGATGGCGCGGCCCTCGTCCCCGGTGCGCGACAGGACCTCGTTGGCGACCTGCGCGAACTGGCGCTTTTTCGAAGACGTGTCGGCCTTCTTGGTGTGGCGCGTTGCGTCCTTCGAGTTCCAGGGCATCACTCGCCCTCCGGCGGCATGTTGCTGATCTGGCCGAGCTCGGCGAGCACGTCGGCGGTCTCGTCGCGGATCACCTTGGCCATGCCGGCGGTGACGTTCTGGACCTGAGACTGAGCCTCGCGCATCTCGCCGACGGCGGCGGCGACCTGCTTCAGGCCGTCCTGCTTCACCGCTTCGAGATCGGCGCGGGCCGAATTGAGCATGCCGCGGATCTGAGCGGCAAAGCCGCCTGGAGCAGGAGCGCTCATGGCAGGGCCTTTCGGTTGGGGTTGAACGGGCGGCATCGGCGCGGCGCGCAGGGTTGCGGCGTTGCGGATTGCGGCAACGACCTGATCCTCGGAGGAGGATGGATCGACAGCCGCAACGAGACCGCTGAAGCCGTAGACCAACCGGCCGCCGATCGCGGTCTCGGTCAACGTCTCGATGCCCGGCACATCACTGAGCCGGGCCTTGAGCGCCGCGACATCCACGGTCAGTCGCTCGTCTTCAGCCGGAAATGAGCACTGACGCCGACACCAGCGCCCGTAAACTTGTCGGGAGCGTTCTGATTCCAGCCGAGCGAGCCATGCATGCCCACGTGGATTTCATGCCCCTCGGGGACGTCGGTCAGGAGATCGATGAAGGCGCTCCCCGCAGCAACCGCAGCATCCTTGTCCGCTGCGTGGCATGGCTGGTTCTG